GGACTACCAACAGAGAAGCAGCTTGAATTAAATGACTTAGTGCAGAAAAAACTACAATCAGGAGAGCTTTTTGATAAATCTTCAGAAGATTTTGCTTATGTAGAAGCTGCTGATAGTGATGTTGCTGATCAACCATTAGTAGGAAATCTAGAAGAGACTTGGTACCCGGCCGATAAATTAGCAGAATTAGAAGAAGAATCTTCCGCCACTGACACCCGCCGCACATTGGCAAAGAATTATGATTCATCAGGTAACGATGATGCAAAATCAAAATTAAACCCCAAGGTATTATTCGAGGCATATATCATAGCATTATTGGAGGTGTATGCTGACGATTATTTGAGCTTACTTGACGAAATGAATAAATTTCCAGGCGCCCAATTAGTCACCACTATTATTTCTATGTTTAGATGTCCCGGTCCACCAAGGCGAGATATTTTTGATTTTATTCATGATTTTGAGTTACCGTTTTGTCGAGGAAAACAAGAACTTGTTCTTCCAAAACTTCCTAATCCTGCTGAGATATCTCAAACTTTTGGGGATCTTTCGCAGCTTTTTTGGCAAAGAATTAAATTGATGATACAGCAAATTCTTATGAAGATTTTATTTCTCTTAATGACTAAAATTTGTGAATTAATTGGTCGCGCTATGTGTGCTGCTTTGGAGGCAACAGGAGCCGCTATAGCTGCTATACCCGCCGCCGCAACCGGCCGCTCAAATTTGATTGATGTATTTAAAGAATCAATTTGCGGAGAAGACGCCTCAGATGAACAAATTGAAGATACAATCGTTGACACCATGACGACATTAGGATTAGGCAGTGCAGCTTTGGCTGATTCTGAGCAGGTTTTGAGTTTCGCTGAAGACATTTCTTCTGCAACAACACGGACGGAGTTAATGAATGCGTTTTTAGGAAAACCTTCTGAAGAATTCTTAACAATCGTTGAAGTTATGGTAGGTGCAGAATATCCAGATTATGCCGATGCTTTAGGAAATAAAAATAAGATTGAAACACTTTTTGGGAATATGGGCAATTTGATGCCTGCAGATTTCAAACAACAAATGAAAGATTTTGTTAATCAATTACCTCCGATAGATATGATGCCAGCAAATCCATCGCTCTGTGCTACCCCTGAACAGATTGAACAATTCTGTGAATTAAGGATTGAAATATTAAAAGGCAGAGCAACCGAAGAACAGATTCGAGAGATGTGTGAAAATATTCAGAAGCAAAATTTAAGTGATTTAGAACAATTATCTACTGCGTTGCAAGATCCTAATTATATAGCAAACAATATGCCACCAGTTGTTTCTGCTCCTGGTTGTGATGATGGATTGTTGCCTTATGAGTCAGATTCAGCTATTGCTACTTCAACTTCTGTTTTAGGCGGTGAGTTAGAGTTGTTGAAAATGGAATTTTCAATTGATATGCTGGGAAATGGACCAGGTAAGAGTAATTGGGGATTCATAAACATGATTCTCAGTGATACTATGGGACGCCCATATACTAATCATATGAGGAAAGCGCACGGCTGGACCGGTAGAAGATATGTTGACTTTTATGTTGATTTAGGTCAAGATGATTATGCAATGGGCACCGACAACGACGCGCCCATCACTGATGGAAACTCCGCCGGAATTTTTGCAAATGTATGGCGCCAAGAGGGTGCTTTTCCTCAAAGAGTAGCTGGTTGGTTGAGTGATTATCTAACAAACGAGAGCCTTGCTCCAACATTCGAATCAAGCAATGATGCTCAAGCAGATGAAGTTATATCAAAAGATTTTGATGATTTTGGTATTTCAAGCTTTAAAGGAAGCCCTCAGAATTTATTAATGCTCCCAGATTTAGGATACAACGTTGAAATAGATCCAGACATAGAGGATGAGCAAGTAGATTTCACCATTAAAGCCCGTAAAGCAGCGCCAGATATGACATTATCTTTTGAGGATAATGCCGCTGGGGAAATGGACCATTTCCCTAAACAAGTTTATAATTATGGATTTGATATAGAAATGTATCTAGCAGACATTGAAGAATCAGGGAGTACATATGTCAATAGGCAAGGTGACGCTACAAGAATTAAAATAACTAACCGTTATAATGCAGCAGAAGCTTCATATGCAAATAGTGCATATGAAGACGCCGACGACACCGGTACCCCCCAGACAGATGAAGAATATATTGCGGTGAGAGAATTCGAGTTTTTAGCAGTCGATGATACATTGAGTGATGTGGAAATAGATTTAACAAATTATGTTGACTTTCTTTCCACATTTGAGGCTCAACAAGATTATATACCGCAAGTTGTCTTATTAAAAGAGATTTTGAATGAAGGTGGTGGGAGTTTTGAAAATAGCACAGTTAAAGCATTGCACGATGAATTTATGACGAATATAACAGCAGAATTCATAAGCACTCTTGCAGAAAATACTGACGCTTTTGATTATGGTGCGAAATTTGATGATTTAGCTACAACAGATATCGCATATGTTACTGAAGATGGTGAGTCATATTTTGATTCGGGTTATACGAATGATGATCAAGTCTTAGGCATTAGTCAGATGCAATATGATGAAGAGAACAACGATGGCCCACCTAATAGGGTTTTCTATTTAGATCCGTTGCAGTTTGGCGGTACGTATATGAATCCACCGATTTATATTTCCCCACTTACTGGATCTGGCTGGACGGGTATTGTGGATTTATTATTTCCAGAAATAAGTCCGTGTAAGCCATTTAGAACTGATTTGATTGATTTCGGAGATATCCAAGATAAAATAGATGAAGTGTATCCTAATATTCCAGAAGATGAAAGATTAATGTCTAGTGAAGAATGCGTGCTGGAGGTTCCATATAATAGAATTTTAGAAAGAGTATCCGCAGCCGGCTTGGAAGGGTTAATAACAGCCGCTATTAGAATTTATGTTAGTGTGCATTTTTTAAAATCGTTGGCTACTTTTACGACATTTTATCCAAAATTTCCACAAACGTATAGCAGTATATATGCTCAGTATATTGTTGAAGATATGGAGAAGAATTTTAAAGACGCCCAGAAAGCTGGTTGGGAATTTTTTAATCCCTTTAAAGATGAGGAATTTTGGTATGCTTTCTTGGAACAATCAGTGCAGGTGTACGCTAGAAGAGTAGATAGTGAGGATATAGAATTTCCTTCAAAATCTGCGATAGATGCGTGTGGCATTCTAAATGATATGCAGGATGATTATGATTATCCATATAGAGAAGATTTAAGAGAAGAAAAACAAGATAGAACTGTAAGTTTCTTTAAAACATTAAAGAACTATCGTTCTGAAAAAAACCTCCAAGCAGTACAAGAAACGGAAGAGTTGGCAAAATTAGTTCTCAAAGATTTAGTAATGGAACAATTAGAGTTTATGGGTGAGAAATTTGTTTCTAATCTTAAACAAATTGGGATGACTCCTCCGATATTTGATTTAGATTATTATTTGTTAACAAATCTTTCTCAAGGAACATTAGAATTAGATTTAAATAAGGAAATTAAAGAAGAAGTAGACGTAGACGGCTGGCCAACAGAAGAAGAGAGTGAATTATATACAGGCGGTGGCGAACTGTATGTTTTTGAAAAAAATGACGAAGATAGTGATTCTGAAGAAGGTGAAGAATATATTGGTTATTGGCACGCATTCAAAAACGAAGAAGGTGAGTTGGTTTATATGTCTGGTGAGTTTCACAACGAAGGTGATCACGATATCTTGGTTCCTTTCGCTAATAAAGTTACCGTTCCTATAGGTGATGTGGAAGAATACGAATTTAGCCCAGACACATCAGACACCACGAAGCCATTTGTTGTTGAGAAATATATTAGTATCGATGGTACGAAATACGCACCTTCAACAGCGATAGATATAATCAAAGCAAATGATAATACTTTAAATATTTCAGACGTTTATCCTGGCACGTTAGAAGTTTTAGTTGATAATAATGGCAACGGAGTTGGATTGGATGGTGAGTTGGGTATCCGTTATGGGTTGCTTTTTTCTATGATTGCAGATGGAACTAAAGTAGAAATCACAACCGTAGAAGTAGATGCGTTGGATCTTGCAATAGGGCAAATTGCTCCTTTTGATGGAGATAGTAAACAATTGTTGTGTTTAATTAATCTTTTGAAACGTGATAGTAAGTTTAAACTAATATCACGTTATATTTTCCCATTGAGTAAAATCACATCATTATTGGCGATTTATAATGATTTTGCCTTTTTACCATCGATAGGACAAATCACAGTGGAAAAAGGAGCATATAGATCCAACGAGGCCGAAGAAAAACCCGGCTCTTATATGACGGATGTGGATGATAATGGAAATCCAGTGATCGAGAGCGGCTCACCCGGCTGGGCAAATGTAAGAGATAGAAGTGGCTGGAGTCCATTTATAACAACTTGGGACGAGTGGGACCAAGAATTGTTAAGAAATACAAATAGTAGAATAAAGAAATTATTTAAAAATCACTATAATTTAAGAGATTTCAACCCCGGCGAACTTGACGATGATTTGAAGCCAGGTAAGATACTTTTAAATGAGTTAAGAGAAAGATTTAAACCCGCAGCCGGTCAGCGCTTGCTTCCATGGTGGCGACGACGAATGATGAGATCTAACCCATTTAATTCTGAAGGCGAATTATGTGAAAAAGATTGATTAAGATATAATTATAGAAAGTGAGGAATAAAATATGAATGCATTTGGTGTAGCACTTCCGGTGCGAAGAGATTCGAATGATGGGTTTGTGATGCTTAAGACTCTTAAGAAGTTGTTTAGTCAAAATTTGAAGATGTTAATATTAACAGCACCCGGCGAAAGGGTAATGGAACCAAATTTTGGAGTTGGAATGAGAACGTATTTATTTCAGAATTTTGGACAAAACACAGAACAAGCCATCGCATCAAAAATCAGAGAACAAGCAAGTATTTATTTGCCGGCTATTAAGATTTCTTCAATTTCTTTTAATTCAACTGACATAGACAGCAATAGGTTGGGTATTGCTATCTCTTATTCAATACCAGATATTAATATAAAAGATTTTATA